GCAAATCGCCACTATTTGCAGTGGATAAAAAAATAAACATATGTAAAGAATGTTTTATTTTAAACGCTTTAAATAATGAAACTGGCGAAATAGATGAAATTAAATTTAAGAATCTTCTTAGAAAAACGGATTTTCCCTTTTATCGTGACAATTTGCAGAGTGCAACTAACCAGTATGCTAAAGAACACGGATATGTTTCTGATGATGAAGTGAAATATCATGGAGATGATATTATTAAACTTTATATGAAAAATGTAAACAGCCTCCGGCAGTTATCCGAAAAGAGTTTCGATGATTCTGAAAAAGATGGTTTTATACAAAAGCGAAGTACTGTGTTAAAAAATGCAAATGAAGAGATAAAAATGCTTAGTAATGAAAACAAGACGATAAAAAAAGAGAAAAAACACTATTCGGAATCTGATAATTTTGAGGTCACAGATGATATTATTCAACTATTTGGCGAAGGGTATACAAAGAATGAATATCGAAAGATGTTTGAGAAATATGAAAAATTGAAATTAAATTATACATTACAAACGAATCTTCACCAAGAGGCACTTGCTACTTATGTCCGTTTCAAAGTAAAGGAAGAAATTGCTACTGCTGATGGAAATGTAGATGAGGCAAAAAAATGGTATGATGCAGCTCAAAATGCAGCAGCAAATGGTAAATTAACACCTAAACAATTATCTGAATCAGATTTACATGGCGGCATCAATAGTTTTTCTGAAATTTTTAAAGCTGTTGAACAGGCAGTAGATGTTATTCCAATACTCCCACAGTTTAAGTATAGACCAAATGATGCACTTGATTTTGTGATTTGGTGTTATATAAATTATGCTAGAGATTTACAGGGTTTACCACAGTGTTCCTATGAAGATGTATACAAATTTTATGATAAAAAGAAACAAGAGTACCTTGACCAATACGGCGACCCTTATGGAATATTTGATGAAGACCCTACACCAAAAAATAGAGAAAATATAAAAAAATTCATTACACTCCCAAAAGATTATGAGGATGGTGATGAATAATGACGAAAGAACAAATAATTGCATTACAGGATGAATCTGTTTTTGGGCATAACTTATATAAATACGTTGAGTTTTCAAGTTGGTTTAATTGGTATCCAGATTTATTTCTTGATATGATTACTCCTGAGTCTGGTGGAATTAAATTACATTCCGACCAGAGAATATATCTACGTTCTATTATGAGATTTGTAAGTACATATGGCGTATTTCCTAGAGGTTGGGGCAAAACCTTTGACGAGGTGCTTGCAATGTTTTTGGTTGGAATGCGTTTTCCCGATATAGAACTTGCACTAACAGCACAGACAAAAGAAAATGCGGCAGAATTATTAAAAGATAAAACACTTGAAATATTAAAATATTATCCAATGCTAATTAATGAACTTGAAGGTGGCACTATTAAAGCAGGAACAAGTTTTACAAAGAATGATGCTGAAGTTCGTATAAAGTCTGGTGCAAAAATTGATGTACTTGCAAATGCTCAAACTTCAAAAGGACAGCGTAGAAAAAGAATAAACATTGAAGAAGCTGCATTATTAAATGATGTTCTTTTTCAAGATTGTTTAAAACCAATTCCAGAAGTGCCAAGATATACTATTGGTAAATTAGGTGTTGTAGACCCTTGTGAACTAAATCAACAAATTAATTTCTTTACAACTTCTGGCTTTAGGGGTACTGATGAATTTGAAAGAAGTATTTCTATGTTAAAAGGAATGATAAATTTATCTGGAGAGATGGTACTTGGATCTTCATGGTTTCTTGCTTGCTGGTACGGGAGAGGTTCTACTAAAAGTCAAATTCTAAAGAAAAAGAAAGATATGTCCCCTATTGCTTTTGCACAGAACTATGAATCAAAATGGGTTGGATGTGCAAATAATGCTTTAGTAAATATTAATAAGTTAATGGAATGTCGTTCTCTTACTTCTACACAAAAGGGAGCAAAACAAGATGAAGAATTTTATCTTGGTGTGGACGTAGCACGTTCACAGAATACAAATAATAACCAATCTTCTGTTTGTGTTGCAAAAGTTAAACGTAATAAAGATAAAACAAAAATTGTTTCTGTTGATATTGTAAATATTATAAATATTCCTAATATAATGAACTTTACCGCACAAGCATGTATTATAAAGAAACTCAAAAAAAGATATAATGCACAAGCCGTAATTATTGACGGAAACGGATTGGGAGCCGGTCTTATTGACGAGTGTCTGAAAGAAAGTTTTGATGCTTCGACAAACGAGTCTTTAGGATGTTGGGACACAATTAATGATAACAATATGCCTGAATTACCAGACGAAGCTGAAAAGATATTATATAACTTAAAAGCACAATCTGTTCAAAGTAAAGTTGTTACCAATTTTATTGATATGGTAGATAGTGGAAGATTACGTCTTTTGTGTAAGAAACAGCTAAACGACTTTACTGTTTCAGAACAAGATGATTTTGATAATGAAGTTGCCCCATTTTTACAAACTGATTGTTTGTTTGAAGAAGTGGCAAATCTGAAATTAAAACAGTTGCCCAACGGTGGAGTTACTATTGAAAAGGTTGTAAAAAAGTTAGATAAAGACCGTGTATCTGCATTAATCTATGTACTATGGTATATAAATGAATTTTGCAAAGATTTATACTCTTCATCTGAATACGAATATGCAACACTAATCAATTAACAGAAAGGAGGTTGACATGTCAGAGGAAATAAAACGTGGTCGTGGTAGACCCAGAAAAAATACTACAGTAGAGACGAATACTGAACAGTCATCTCCTGCTGTTGATTATACACATGAATTCAATAGTTATTTTGGTACTCTTCCACTTACTGAATTAGATAATATATTTGGTTGTAACATTACTTCTGCTTTTACACCAGAAGAAATAAAAATGATTATTAAAGACCCAATATCAAATCATTCTATTACTAGAAAACTTGCTATGTTTGTATATAATTCAGAAGGTGTTGTTACAAACGCAATAGATTATATGACAAGCTTGCCATGTTTAGATCGTGTTGTATATGGTAAAAAGCGATTGTTTCATAAAACAAAATTGAATAGCAATAAAGATTTGATGCTTTCTACATTAGATATAATAAATGATAAGCAATTTATAAGAGATGTTCTATTCACAGATATGAATGAAGGAACATCTTTTTATTATTTTGAAACAACATCTAAACAAACAGACAGAACCAGATTTATGCGAGACTATGATGTAGAAAATATAGTTGAAATTTGTGATTTTGGTTTAAATGCAGTCATGGTTCCATTACCATATGAATATTGCAAAATAGTCGGAAGAAAAAATGGTAGATATGTTATTGCATTTAATCTTAGATATTTTGATGATTTTACAGGAGAGGAAAAAAATAAAAAGTTACGAAAATATCCTATTGAGATTAGTAATGGTTATAAAGAATGGGAACAAGGTAACAAATCTTCAAGTAATTGGCTCGTGTTAGATAATAATCATACCATAGCACATAAAATCAAATGCAAAATAAGTGAACCTTGGGGAAGACCACTTGCTATTGCTGCTATTTCAGACATTTTATATCAGGATGAATTTGTTGATACCAAAAGAAATATTCTTAGGGAATTAAACAATAAAATTATATATCAAACATTGCCAGAAGGAAAAGATAAAGGAAGTTGTGCGCTTACAAAAAGTCAACAGCAAGACCAACACGATAAAGTAAAAAGTGCTGTTTTACAAAAAAATAATCGTGGAGGCACTTCTTTCTTTACTGTTGCTGCTGGTACAAAAATTAATTCTCTCGATGTAAGCACAGCAGATATTTTTGATGAGAAGAATGAAAGCGATTTAACTGATAAAATTGCTTTGGATTTAGGTATAGCAGCCAGTCTACTAAATGGTTCAGGAAGTGGCAATTATTCTTCACAACAAAATAACTTGGAGTTAATCAACTCTCAGATTTACACATGGGTTCAAGAAATTCAAACAGAATTAAATTATGTAATAAACGAATGTATTATAAAAGATAAGAAAAATAAGGTTGAAGTTTATTATTTGCCAACATCATTAGTTAATCGAAAAAACTTTTTTGAAATGATGAAGTCATTATATTTGGAAGCTGGAGGAAGTTATACTTTCTTGGTTGCTAGTACAGGTCTTAAACCAGAGGTATATTTTAATGTGCTTGATGAAGAAGTTGAAAACAAGATTTTCGATAAGTATAAACCGCATCTTACTTCGTATACTGCAACTAGCAAAGATAATGAAGGCGGCAGACCAGAAAATAATAATCCAAATAATGCAAGTACTATACAAACAAAAGCAAACAATAGCAACAATCAACCAAAACCATCAACAAAATAATTAATAATTTTAAGTCTATTCGCAATGGATAGTCTTTTTATTATACAAAAATTTAGGAGGAAATAAAATGGCAATTTTTGAATTATCAACAAAGAAATACAAAAATGGTCGAAGACCGTTTACTGCCACTCTTTATGAGTTACAGCCTCCTGAATGTGTAGTAGAAAATATTGGCACAAAATATAACAAAAACGGAATAACATTTCTTGAAGAATATGCTTCCAAAACACTTGACAGTATCAAAGATATGAGTGTGCGTGTGGAATTTATTGATGAAGATAGGACTATGATTTTAGGTCATGGTGAAACCGGAATAAATGATGATCTTCCACTATTTAACAACGCAACAACTGTTGGGCATTTTACAGAAGGATATATTGCAGATATTGAATTAAATGGAGAAACAAAACGGTGTGTATGTGGTAAAGGCTATTTGGATGAAATGGCATATCAACCATTTATTCAATCTTTGGAAACACAATTAAATAACGGCAATTCTGTAGATGGAAGTATTGAAATTTACAAAACCGAAAACAATGAAGCTATTGTCTATTTAGATGGATGGCATGATAAAGGCAGAATTCCAACTGAATATATACATAGTGGATGGGATATGGTTATTTCACCTGCCGATGAATCTTCTACACTATTGGAATTAAATAACTCAAAAACAAATAAGGAGGACAAAACTTTGGATGAAAAGGAATTAAAAGAATTAATCCAGTCTACTATTTCTGAAACAAATAGTAAAAATGACGAATTAACTGCGAAAATTACAGAACTTAATTCAATTGTTACAGAGAAAGACTCTGTAATTGCAGAAAAGGAAGAAAAGATTGTTGAGTTAAATGCAACAGTTGAACAGGTTCAAAAGGCACTAGATGACCTTAAAAAAGAGCATGAAACTTATTGGGCTGAAAGAGAAGCTTTAGAGAAAGAACTTGGTGAGTTAAAAGCTAAAGCAAGAATTGGAGAACTTAATTCTGCTATTGAAGGATTTAGCGATGAAGAAAAGAAGTATGCTGAGTCTGAAATAAACTCTTTTAATGAAAAACCATTAGAAGGGAACATTGAAGCGATCGTATCTAAAATTTATGCTGGGATTGGACAGGCTTCTAAGAGAGCAACTGATGAGGCAAAAATCGCAGAACAAAATTCTGCAAAAGGAAATAATAAAAACGAAGTAATTGACATTTTCTCTGAAATGTGTGCAGAGGCGCAGGGTAATGATGAGGAAGATGTCAATATTTTTTAATCAAATAGGAGGAAAAATAAATGGTTAAATTTAACACAATTGGTCAGATTGAACACGGTGAATATCCATTTGAGGATGCTGTTGTGGATAAAGAAGTTATGAATGGGGCATTTGGCGAAGTTGCAGATGGAAAGTTTACTGCAAGTGCATCTGGTAAAAAGGTAATTATGCAGATTGAAAATGGTGATGATGAAGGTTTAGACACATATAAGATTCTTGCTGGTTCTCATGTTCGTGTACTTGATCCTACAAAGGTTAAGGGTAATCTTGAAATATATGGTTATCCGCTTCCTGATACTTTTGCTGTTGGTGATACAGTTGGTTGTTTTACAATCACTGAAATTATCGGAAATAAAGTTGGCGCAGTCGTAAAAGTTACTGCCTAAAAATTTTTAAAAGGAGGATACATAAATTATGTCTTATACATTTGAATTAAATAATGAAAGAAAAGATGCTAATTTTGTAAGCGGAAAAGTAAATGGTAAATCTGCTGTTGTTGAAATTTTTTCCGCAATGGTAGGCGGTAAGGATTTATCTCCTTATGGTAAAAAAGCAGATGTTGCTGCTAAATATATTATGGAGTTAAATACTAAAGCTTCTAATGGTGATTTAACTGCTATTTCTGAATTAAATGAAATTAGACGTTTTGCTATGGAGCCTGTTCTGCTTAAAGAAATTAAATTACTTGGTATTTATGGTAATTACAAGCCTATCGGATACAACGAGTCTTGTGAGGTTGAAATTCCTGAATATGCAAATCTTTCTGCTGAAATTCAGGCAGGTGGACAGGACGTTAAGTTCCCTGTAATTAGAAAGAAACGTGTACCTATTGCTACTACTACTATTTCTGGTGGTTATGCTGTAGATTATAGAAAGGCAGCTCTTGGTGATATGTCTGATGAAAACGAATTACAGGCTCAGGTTCGTGTACAGATTAGAAATAAGGCTGCAAAGTATGTTGTAGAGACAATCTATAATGCAATTAAGAACGCAAAGGGTGTTAAATACTTTTTCGAAGGTGCCGGTCTTACCAAGACTGGTGTAGATGGTGTAATCACTAACGTAAGACGTTTTGGTAAGCCAACTGTTTCTGGTGACTATGCACTTATTTCTCAGTTTAATGGCTTTGCTGGTTATGCTGGTGTAACACCTACTGTAAATGGTATTTCAAGAACTATTATGGATGAAATTCATAATACAGGTCTTATGGGTGTTTATAATGGTGCTACGCTTTCCGAGATTCCTAATCCTTATGATTTGACCTCACTTAATAAAGATGGAAATAACTTTGATACCATGCTTCCTGCTGGATTAGGATTTGTAATCCCGACAGGTGGGCAGTCTCCTATCTATACTGTTACTCGTGGTGGTCTTACTTCATTTAGTGGAAATGATGTAACAACTGGTCAGATTATTTCAAGGTATGACCTCGAAGTTGGTGCATTAGTAGCACCACAGAGAGAGTATATGGTGGGCTTACTGCATGATAAGAATCTTGATTCTCTTGCTGATTAATTAAAATCTTTTTATTGAGGGGGATAGTATAATCTATCCCCTGTTTAGTTAAATGGTGATTATTATGAATAATATTTTCTATTGCTATTCCAAAAGGATGAGTTTATTTTTACGTTCCATGAAAGAAGAATATATCACAGTGGGTATAAATCAAAAAACTCATGTGAGATATTGGACTTTTCAAAAATCAGAACGGCTTGATAAACTCATTAAATTATGGAATGCAATTAAAAATAAATAGTTGAGAAAAATAAATTAGTTGTTATGGAGGACAAAATGGCTGAAGAAAAGAATACTGAGGAAATTAGATTAGATAAAAAGGTAACTGTAAGAAGTATTGCTCCTTGGACTACTGGTTCAACAAGAAAGACAAGTGTTGGCGATATTACTATTCCTGCATTGGGAACAGTGTTACTTTCTCGTGAAGAGATTATCGCACAAGGACAGAATGGCAATACACTTATTACTGGTACAGATGGCGTAGGAAGCCATGCTACTTGGTATATTGAAGATGATTATACTCGTAGCGAATTGAGTTTTGATGTAGATGATAAGAAACAGGAGTTTTTAACACAGGATATAATCAAGAAAATTTTTGAATTAAAAACACAGAAATCATTTGAAGAGAATATTAAAAAGAAGGTAGTGACCAGAGCTGAAAAATTCTATTTGTTACATATTATAAAAACTCTTAAATTAAATGATTATGCGAAAAATGCATTTTGTGAAGATTACTGTGGCAGAAGAATTATTGAAGTTTAGTGTGAAACGAGGTGAATTATGGCAAATACAGAAGCACAAGAAGTAATAGATTTCTTTGAAAGTTCATTTGCTGACAGACAGGTATTGCCAGATTCATTAGAAAGAGTTTGGTTAAGACGGGCTATTAGCAGATATTCTACAGAACTTGATTTATTAAATTATGATGATGAGCTTATGCAATTTGATACAAAATTAGATGATTATGTAATTTCTACATTGGCTCAGTTTATGTTGCAAATGTATCAGGAAAGACAAGTATCATTGGTTAATAAGCGAGTCTCTATCGTTTCAAAAGATTTGTCGGTAGATGGAGCAAATGGACAAAAATCGGCTGAGAGGAATCATTTAGAACATATATCTTACGTAGCATCAGAAATGGTAGAAAATCAGAAACCTACCGCTTATATATAGGGGGTGCCATATGAAAGAATGGTATCTCATTGGAAATAAAACCAAACCAAATATGATAGGCGGTTATGAAAATCAAAGTTTTATTGATTGTAAGGAAGATGCTTTTTTAGAATCTTTGGAAACAGATATTGCTACTACTGTTTTACTGTGTAATTATGATTTATCTGAAACAAAAGAAATCCGTGGAATTATACAGGGAAATACTGCTGATACACAATTAAAATCAATGGAGCGTTCAATATTAGTTCCTATTGGTACACTAAAAGCTGGGAATTATATATTTTATGAGAATGAGTATTGGTTGATTATGGGTAGACCTGGTAATAATAAAATTTATGAGAAAGCCACACTTATTGAATGTCAATATCTATTGAAATGGCAAAATACCATAGGAGATATTATTGAACGATGGGTTAATATAACTTCAGCAAGTAAATATGATGTTGGTGAGAATGATGGTAAAACGATTGTATTGACAAGCAATAACTATACTATTCTGATTCCAAATGATAATGAGAGTTTTGAATTGAATGGCAAACGAGTATTTATTGATTTAAGTTCAACAAATCCTGAAAGGGTTTTCAAAATAACTCGTACAGATGATCCATTATATAATTATAATAGTCATGGTGGTGTTTTAAGTTTAATTGCTGATAAAACGGAATTAAATAAAAACAAGGATAATCAACAATTACGGATTTGTGATTACATTGATATAAGCAATCCATCTACTCCTCTCCCATCCTCACCATCCAATCCCGATGAAACGACAGTTTCAATCAGTGCTGCTATCCAAGGCAAGAAAGAATTAAAATGTGGTTTTCCACGTTCTTATACTGCTATCCTATCAGATGAAGATGGTGATGCTATTGCGTGGGATAATACAAAGTATGATTGGAATGTGGTAAGTGATTTTGACGTTGAACATACTGCGAATGGAAATAAGATTGAGTTATATGTTGAGGATGAAGAGTTAATAGACTCTTCTTTTTTATTACAGGTAATCAACAAATCAGATAATACAGTTATTTCAGAAAGTAAGATTACTGTTGTGGAAGGATGGTGATTTATTGGGTAAGGCAAGAAGTTATGAGATTATCGAATATCGAAAACTAATAATGAAAGAAATATGCCAATCAGAAGAACTTGTTAAACTTCTTGGTGAATCTGATGAAGAATATCCAGAGGATATTATACCTTATAAATGGTGCTTTCCTCACGAATACATACCTGAAACAATTACTAAAACGGACAGATTTATTAATTTTGAGATTAGCGCAAACATTGATAATAGGAACAATGTATTTAAGGATTTAACAATATATTTTTTTGTTATGTGTCATCAAGATGTAGTTAGGTATAAAGAAAAAGGCAGGGAATATCTTTGGTATGATAAAGTCACTTGCGAATTAGATAATATATTTTGTGAAAAAAATATATTGGGTGTTGGCGAAACAATGTTAGTAAGTAATGCTCCGTATTGTCCACAACAGAAATTTAAAGGAAGATTATTAAAATTTGTAGTAAAAGATTTTAATAACGGACTAAAATATGGAAAATAAAAAAAGTCTTCTCAATTTAGATTCTGTTGACATTATACCAAATTTATCTGTACGAATACCAACCGTAGGAGAAATTCTTGAAGATGAGCAACACTACTATAGTATTGTATCTTCTTTAACTACTACCCCATTTCAATATATGGTTCAATTAGATGATATGGGGATAGATTATACAAAAATAACAGAATATGAATTGTTTAAAATGATATTTCCTATATATGCCCAATCTGACCTGTCAATATTGTTTGGTAATTTAAACACATCAGATTTTGGAGTTTATATAAATCAGCAAGATAATACTCAGGTTATATATAGTCCACAAAATAATATTATTATTGATGAACTTATATATAATGATTTGGCTGATACTATTCGAAAAATAAATCTTTTTGAAAAAGTAAAATCTAAGCCAGGTAATGAATCAGCAAGAAAGTATCTATTAGAAAAAGAACGAAAAAAGCAAAAACGAAATGCTAAGAAACCATATGAACCATATTTGGAAAATCTGGTAATTGCATTAGTTAATACAAGCGAATTTCCATATAATTATGATTCTTGTATGGATTTATCCATATATAGATTTAATCAAAGTTTTAAGCAAATTCAACACAAAATAGCATTTGATAATACTATGGTAGGCGTGTATGCCGGAACTGTTGATACTTCAAAGATGGGAAACAAAGATATTTTGTCTTGGATTTCAAATAAATAATTTAAAAAATAAGACCGTAACTGGTCTTTTTATTTTATAAAAATTTAAGTAAAAACAAGGAGGAATAGTAAATGAATATTGATAAGTTTACAATTACATCTTATGACCAGATTACAGGTTTTGATAGAACCAATGGAAGTCTTGATATGATTCTTGATGAGTTAAATGATTTTACTTTATCACAGGAAGAAGAAAAGACAGATATTACTGGTAAAGGTGGAAGAACCATTGGTTCTTTAAAAAAGAATAAAAAGGTTACTGGTAAGGGTACTAATGGTATGCTTTCTGGTGGTGCTTTAGCAGCAATGCTTGGTTCTGATATTGAAGATGGAGAATTTGAAATTAGATATACAGACACAATTACGGTATCTGCCAATAAAGGTAAAACAACTGAAAAGGCAGTTGGAACAGTTGGTAATGAAATTGGAACTATTTATATTAGAGATGAAAATAAGGCATATATTTCTGGTGGTAAGAAATTAACCCAGACAGGTGCAGAGCCTAAAACGGGTGAATTCTCTTATAATCCTGAAACAAAGGATATTACTTTCTTTGAAGGTGATGTTGCAGATGGCACAGAAGTTATTGCATTTTATGATGCAAAAGTGACTGGTAAGAAGATTTCTAATGATGCAGATAAATATAGTAAAACATTACAGGTATTCATAGACGTAACTTGCCAAGATGGATGTGATAATCTGTTCCATGGTCAGTATATTATTGATAGAGCTGACTTTAATGGTACATTTGATATTCAGGGTGGTTCTGATCCTTCTACATTAGGATTTGAATTTACTTCTCTTCCAAACTTATGTACTGGTAAGAGTGATCTTTGGGATTTTATTCTCTTTGATTAATATAAATCTTTTTGGGGTTGTACATAATTGTACAGCTCCTTTTTTATGGAGGTAAACATGGCAGAAAAGAAAAAAATTCCTTGTCGTGTATGTGGAAAACTTTTTGAACCATGTGCATACTGCCAGTCACATGATGACGTTTTTAGATGGCGTAATTTTGCGTGTTCAAGAGAATGTGCCACAAAATACATTAACGAAACTATTGCTTATCGTAAATCTTTAAACAAAAAAGAAGAAGTAAATAGTACAGGAACTAAAACTGAATCTGTTAATAAGAAAATTTCTGATGAAGAGACTATTACGACAAGAAAGAAAATAAGTAAAAAGTATTCAACTTTAACTGTTGATAGCGAATTGAAAAATAATGAAACCAAATAAAGGATATTGTGTATTGTAATTATTATGAGGGCTTGACTTATACACAATATTTATGTGTTTGGTTAAGCCCTATTTTTTACGCTATACACTAATAAATTGAGGTGATTAATATAAAACAAGGAACAGTTTTCGATTCCTTAGATGAAGTATACCAATATTACAACGATAATGTACTCAAAATTGTAAATATTAAGCAATTACTCTTCTACTCGGATATATGCGGTGTTCAACCAGATTGGATTGGCAAATCTGTATATGATGGTAAATTGATTGCTTATTATGGGAAAGAGCGTACAAAGGAATGTTGGGATCGTTGGAAACGATATGATACTGAATGACAATTTAGAGAATTATAAAATGTAAATATTTTTTGATTATAGAAATGGAGAATTGAAATATGCTAGGAACAATAGATATATCTGTTTTACCAAAAAGAAATGATGGTAAGATAGACTGGAAAGCTTGTGTTGGAAGATGTGTTAATTTTGATGTCGGTGGAATTAAAGGAGTTATTAAGATTAAAGATAGATATAAAGATAACCAAGGATTGTATCGTTTAAAAATTGAATGCAATGGGAAAGAAAAAGTTATAAATCAAAGTAAATTCTTAAAACTTCCAATAGGTGAGTTAATTGGTACATATATGTATGATTATAAGTATAATATTGGCTATACTTATTGTACAAATGATACAACTTATACAATAATTACCAGATTTAGAGATCCACGTAGAGAAAATAGAAAAATGTATGAAGTACAATGTAATACTTGCAAATATGTAAGTTTAAAGACAGAAAGTGATATTGGAAGAGTCGGATGTCCTGTTTGTGTTAATCAAGTTATAGTTAAAGGAATTAATGATTTGTGGACTACAAATCCAGAATTAGCACAATTATTAAAAAATCCAGAAGACGGATACCAATATTGTTCAGGTTCAAATATAAAACTAAAATGGATTTGTCCTATTTGTGGAGAAAGTATAACAGAAAGTCCAAATATTGTTTCCACATATGGGCTTGTTTGTAAAATACATAATGGATCAACATCTTATCCGAATAGATTTTTCTACTTTTTATTAAAGCAATTAAATATAGAATACGAATCTGAGAAAAAATTTGAATGGAGTAATGGAAGAATTTACGATATATACATTCCATCAAAAAACACAATCATAGAAGCAAATGGAATTCAACATTATAAACAAACAGGATTTAAAATGTCACTAGATGAGCAACAAAAGATTGATAAATACAAATATGAGATGGCAATAAAAAATGGGATAAGTAATTATATTGTAATTGATTGTAGAGAGTCTAATTCAAATTTTATTTCAAAAAATATAATAAATAGTCAAATTTCTGAATTATTCAATTTGGAAAATGTCAATTGGTCTGAAATAGATATAAATGCATCTAGTGATGTGCTGAAACAATTTTGTATTATGTGGAATAATGGAATACATGATTTGAACGAAATCGGTTCTGTTGTTGGATATAAGCCAAATTCTCTTTATTCATATTTAAGAAAAGCTCATAAATTATCTTTAATTCAATATGATAAGGAAGATTCTATAAAACGAAGAAAAGAAAAGTGTAAAGCAAAGAAGTATAAAGAATTTACGCCAATAATTTGTGTTGATAATGGATATGTATTTAATACTCTAAAAACATGTGAAGATTTATCAGATAAATTATTTGGTAAACACTTATTAAAATCTTGCTTATGTTGTGTATGTAAAGGTAAATATAAATCAACTGGTGGATTTCATTTTGAATATATTACACAACATCAATTTAACGAGGTAAAGAATATTGCACCTGATAAAGCATTTGGCGATTTATTTATTGATGTTGAGGAGGTATCTGCATAATGAAAATCTTATATCTCGACAACGCAGCCACAACCAAAGTTCATCCAGAAGTAATAAAAACTATAACTGATATAATGACTGATATATGGGGCAATCCAAGCAGTCTTCACCAACCGGGTCAACAGGCAAAGCAAATATTAGATAATTCAAGGAAATCAATAGCACAATATATCAACTGCAAACCAAATGAGATTGTATTTACATCGGGTGCCTGCGAAAGCAATTCTTTAGGAATCTGTGGTTATCTCAATAAACATCCGCATTCTGTATTTATTACTACTCCTATTGAGCATAAGTCAATACAGGCATTGTGTGAAGATAATAATTATAATATCAAATATGTGCGTGTTGATAATAAAGGCAGAGTCGATTTAGAACATTTAAAGCAACTATGCAGTGAAACGTGCTTACATGGTTACAGTCATATATTAGTTTCAATTCAATCAGCAAATAGTGAAATAGGCACTATCCAAGACATAAAAACAATCAGCGATATAGTTCATAAATACAATGGTGTATTTCATACTGATGCTACTCAATTATTTCCATATCAAAGATTAAATGTGAAAAAACTTGGAATAGATATGTTATCTATGAGTGGTCAGAAAATCAATGCACCAAAAGGCATTGGTTTTTTGTATGTGAAGAATGGAATTGAATTAAAACCGCTTATATATGGTAGTCAAATGGAATTTCGTAGAGGTGGTACGGAAAATATCCCTTATATTGCCGGATTAGCTAAAGCAATCGAATTATTACGATATGAAAATACATACGTTCAATCTATGAGAGATTATCTGTTAAACAAGTTTGAAAATAGTGGACTGGATTATATCATCAATGGTGATTTAGAAAATAGATTGTCTAATAATATCAATATTAGTTTTAAAGGAATTGAGGCAGAATCACTACTACTTCTATTAGATATGAATGGTATCTGTGTTTCTAGTGGTTCAGCTTGTGATAGCAAGTCAATTCAAGCATCTTCTGTATTAAAAGCAATTGGTATACCTGATGATTATATTCATGGAACCATACGAATTACTTTATCAAATGATATTATTTTTGATGAATTAAATTATGTGTATGAAAAAATTATAGAAAGTGTAAACAGACTGAGAAGCCTAAACAACCAATAAATCAACAAATTAAAACTAAAATAGGTTGCTCAAGACAATGAGTGTAAAAGTAGGTGTCATACCTGTGAGTGAACGAGTACGGAATCAATAGTCAGGTCGCTGCTACTATCCTATCAATTCAAGAATTGGAATTTTTTCTGATTCTTTTTTCTATGAAAAAACGGAAAGGAATGATAAATATGGCATATACAAATAGTTCATTAGTAACTTATAAAAAGATTAGTCCTAATAAAACTTCCCCAAGAAACCATATCATTGATACCATTACTATTCATTGTATGGCAGGAAATTTATCATTAGAAACCTGTGGTAATATATTTGCTCGTTCTTCTGCACAGGCATCCTCCAACTATGGTATTGACAGTAATGGCAAAGTTGCAATGTATGTTGAAGAAAAAGACCGCTCCTGGTGTTCTTCCAATGCCGCAAATGATAACCGTGCAATCA